CAAGGAAGAATTTCCAGGTGTATGGGCTTGGCAAGAGCAGCAAGTCAAATTGTATAAGAAGTATGGGTATGTTTGCTGTTTGACTGGTAGGCGAAGACACGCACCCCTATCAATGAATCAGCTTCTCAATAACACGACGCAAGGGACGGCGAGCGATATTGTTGTGGATGCTATGACACGGCTTAGTATTCGTGCCGAAAGAGAAGACGAGCCTGCTTATCAGTCGATGCTGAATATCCACGATGACTTGGAATTTTATGTGCCGAAGAAAAAGCAGGACGTGATTATTCCAGAGATTGTGCGGGATATGCTCACGCCGAAATTCGATTGGGTAACAGTGCCTTTGAGCGTGGAAGTTAAAGCCGGTCCTAATTGGGCCGATATGGAAAAAATAGGAACTTTTTTCTCGGATGAATTACCATGATTAGTCAAGACCTATCGCGTAAGTATAGACCAAAGACCTGGAAAGAGGTTATTGGGCAGGGGCCTGTAGTGAAGTCTTTGCGGGCAGTTCTAAAAGTAGGCGGGAAGCATAGTTTTCTGTTTGTTGGTCCTAGTGGAACTGGCAAAACGACACTTGCTAGAATCGTAGCATCATCGGTTGGTTGCGAGCCACAAAATCTTTTGGAAGTAGACGCAGCTACGCATACGGGTATTGATGCGATGCGGTCTATTGCGGAAGGGACACAATACAAAGCGTTTGGCGAATCAATTATCAAGGTCGTGATAATCGACGAATGTTTTGCAGCAGGTAGCATGGTAAAAACACCTTTTGGGGAGAAGCCAATTGAATTTATTGGTGCCGGTGACTTAGTAATTGGCGTTCGTGGAATTGTTCGGGTGAAAAAAACATTTA